TGACTTCTTTGATCTTAGCGTCAATATCAGCTGGTGATAGTCTGGGGGCATTAAGACCCTTAGATTGAATCTTATTCTCAATTACTTGTTCGTCATTCATATATTGCAATCCTTTTATTTAAAATAGCCCAGTACTCTACCATTGATCTATATTGATATCTTAGCAGTTCTTGTTCTTTATTGCTTACTAAAGTCTTAAAGTTATCAGAGTCAATAAATACCTCTAGTGCTTCGATTTTAGTATTTAGTTCATTTCTTTCAATTACTACACGTTCTTGGTACGATTTCATTTTATAGGGCATGCTCCAGTTGAACAGTCGTCCTGTACTAACTCATCAAAAGAATTAGTGTTAAACATATTAACAGGTAATAGTGTACGAACATATGCATCATACACCTCTTTAGTTACTACTTCTTGTGGTAAATATTGATAACCTAAATCTTTTGCAGTTTTAGTAGGGTCATTACGATATAGGAAGCTAACCCCTACGTAAATGTCCCAATTAGATAACAGCCAAGATATAATATCAGGTACTTCAGCTAGGTCATAACTGATAGTAACTGAAGTATTCTGCTGAGTCCAATTAGTTTGAAGCATTTTATACTTCTCTAATTGATCAATAGCACTATCTAGATTTACTTCTAGCCCTTTGACTTTATGAAATGGTACATCTTCATAAGCCACTGGGAAAGTGATGAGTACCCCAGTATCATCAATAGGGTGATTGAATACATTATATTTTGCCTCCCTCATCTTTTCGACAATAGGATCATATTTACTGAATTGTACATTATTAAAGATATACTTACCTAAAGGCTTATGAATTCCTTCAGTAGTATCCATGATTTTGCTTAGTGTACCACTCGGTTTAACACACGTTACGTTCTTAGGATGAGGCATATCTAGCTCATCCGCCATACTAATTGCAGCAGCTGTAGCAGTACGCTTTAAATACTCATAGTCATAGCCGCCTAAATCTGGTCGTTTGGCAATACCAGTAAGTCCTACCCCACATAATCGTAAGAATGCGTTATTTAAGTGCCAAGATTCTTGTAGGATACCGTCTTGTAAATTGACACAAGTTTGTCTGTAGTTAGCCCTAGCAGCGAGCTTAGCTGCAAAATGTAGGCCTGCAGAATCTCCCCGAAATTTACCAACATCAATTTCAGTAAGATTACAGAAACTCTTATTACCAAGAAGAATCTCAACACACGGATTACAACCAGCGAACCAAGGAGCTCTACGCGTAGCCTCAACAGCATTGATGAAGCCTGGCTCACTACCACCTGCTTCCTCCATTAATCGGAAAATTGCCTCTAGATCACTGCGAAGAGGAGTTTTAGTGAATACCAAACTATTATTAGACTGAGTACGGTGCTCATTATTATGGAGCCAATAATCTTTCTTAGCAACAGCAAACTCTTCCCACTCAGGTTGCCCGTACTCAAATAGAGCAATCTCTGCACTACGACGTGAACTAAGTACAGTACCGAGCCAGTTAACAATATCAAGAATATCCATACGAGTAAGGAGGCTATCCGCTCTTCCGTTAAGGATTTTTGCAATAGCAAGATATGCGGTACTAATAGCGGCGTCACCGGAGCTGATCCAACCATATCCTTTTAATCTTTCTCCTGCTGGGCGTAATTCGCTAAAGTCTAGTACTAACTTTTTAGCGGGATATTTGCCAGCAATTAGCTTACCGATTGATTTAGCCCATGCTTCAGCACTATCACCAACTCTAATAGTCCATACTTTAGTTTCTGGATTCCATAGTTCAAGGTTACCTTCTCGCCCACCCTTAACAGTCCGAGTGCTTCGCACTACTTTGATTTCTTTGATTGGTTTACTAAAACCGTTCAAAGTACCCACAACTGGCTTGAAACCTACACCACACCCCTGCAGTAGTAACCAGAGAATGTCTACTAAATCATAAACCGTCTCAACTTCTGTAAAACTGCAATTGAACTGGCTGGCCTCTCTGGTCTTAGCTACGTTAGTACCGCCCAGCCATAAGCTACGTCCTGACATGGAAACCTTACGATCTAGCATTAACTGCTCTAGATCATATAGTTCCGCATACTCTAGATCAGTAAGTTCGCGCCCGCCTACTGCACGTGTCCATAACCATTCTTGGTGACCAATTACTCGATCTACCGTTTGCTCCCATGTCTCAAATTCAGTGCCTGCATCATTTAGCGGCCTATTGTAGGTTCTACGTGTAATAACTTGTGCGCGTGTACTAACTGTCATACTACTCCATTCTCCTCAATTATAAATCTTCGTGTCGTTGTTAAGTATTCGTTTAACATGGCTGTGGGGTAGTTTAATTCTATAATCTTAGTATCTTTCCATACTCCCGTGTAAACCAACTTACCTTCGATAAGTTCGAAATCTTTATCCTGAACCCTTACTTTAACCTTGTAAGCCGCTGTATCAGCGTTCTCAATTCTTATAAATTTAGTCATCCTGTGCTACCAAACCCACCCGTGCCACGAACTGTATCGTCCCAGGTACTTTCATGTGTAATAAATTTCGCAAGCATGATCGGAACGATCACAAGTTGCGCGATCTTTGTATTCTTAGCTTCGATAATATAGGGCTTATCGCCATTATTAATAAGCATTACCTTAATATTGCCTCGATAGTCGCTATCAATAACACCTACCGAGTTAGGTAAAGACACTCCAATCTTACCCTGACCTGAGCGACTAAATACTAATCCAACATATCCCACCGGAATTTTAATAGCTACACCAGTATCATACATATTAGTGTATGCTGGATATAGTGTATCCCCTGACATAGACATAAGGTCAGCACCCGCATCTGATGGGTGTGCTCTAACTGGCATCATTTCAGGAGAAGTTAATTTAACCTCTACTTCACGATTCATGTATTCTGGAACTCTCATTATTTGCGCCTTTCAGTTTCTGTATAATTGGGTGTATTTAGTTTCGCAGCAATACCGCAAGTCACTTTCAGTGGTAAATCATATAAATGATTTTTGTCGTAGAATATATAAGGTACTGTGCGTCCTTCTAATATAACTACTCTAGCCTCTAATGCTCTAATAATAGCCATTAGTCTATGCTCTAGAGGGCCAGTAATTTCTTTTTCAATTTGATAGTTAATGTCCATCAAGATACTCACTAAGTAATGTATCAACTTGCGCGCAGTTCTCGTCTCCGAGAGCGTCCGCGCAATAAGATACTAAGTCCATAAGTTGATAATTCCGAAGCAGATTATCTGCCCCAAAACTATTAAGGTTGCTAATATATTTATACTTGCTACTAATAGGCAGGCTATTGATAATATCGTAAGTAGTTCCATAAGCTCGTACGAGATCGAGCGCTTTTTTCGGTCCCACCCCGACCACGCCAGGAACGTTATCCCCGGAGTCGCCCATAAGACACTTGATACTAATGTGGTCTTCCAAGTCATAGTCGTAATGTTCGTTCCAGTTATCTGCCGTAATCTCTTTCCTAGTAACATAGGAGAAACGAGATACGTGATCATCAACAAGTAGGTCCCAGTCCCTATCAGAACTAAGAAGCCAAATCTTATTAAATTTCTTTCGCTTCTTTACGATATACGCTGCAATGTCGTCAGCCTCAACTCCCGCGAATTGTAAAACGGGATATTCATCTGTACTATCTGCCCAGAGACTTTTATACATATCAATGACAGCGGTATATTCCTTAAAGAATGCCTCAAACGCAGCCGCTTCTTCCGGGGTTTGTTTATCTTGCAAAATCTTTCGATTTGCTTTGTATTCTGGAAAAATTTCCGAGCGATATTTACTTTTACCACCGTCGCAGGTAATTATCACCTTAGAGGCTTTAAAAGACTTCTTGAAGCTATCAATAGTTTGTAGGTACTGATTTACAAACTCTTTAGCACCAGAGTGTTTCCACCTGAAGGCCAGATTTAGAGAGTCTACAATTAGCAGAGTCTGGGGCTCTGCAGTTGTCATTTGTTTGAATGTAGTTGCCATTATTTTATAAATTTCGGTTGTTCATGCGTTAGCCAATCGGTTAAAAGACATATATTAAGCTCATGTCCGCAAGCACTAACTAAAATACTGCGGTACATATCGTTTGTTAAATCTTGGTGTGCAACAAACATTTTACTACGATTGAACTTAAAGATCAAGAGAGGTTTTCGATTAACTTGAATTCCTTGTCTTACCGCTTGTAACCACCACTCAATAATTTGTGGAGTTTTATTTGTAAGTAAACCACTATTGATGTGGTCTTCTGCGTAATGTTTAACTTCCACACAGTATAAGTTAGCTTCCCCCGGTACGTATAAGTCCCCTTTTAGTAGATGCTTAGAGTCTAAGGCACCACTTCCAGGTGTTCTTTCCCATGAAAGGCCTGTGGCCTTTCTTAGGGCATCTCGCGCATCTGTTTCTGCTTTAGCACCCTTAGCTCTTACATCTACCATATTAATTCTTTCTCAATACAAACTCAATAGCACACTCTGGGCCATCTACTGGGCCTGTTTGATCTATATGAGAAGGTCTACTGAAGTTATAATTATCCTCTACACGCTGTACACTAATAATTTCAGTATCCTTCCAGACTAGTTTCAGCATATCGAATACATTTAAAGACTTAGGTAGTGTTGCATTTCCTCTATAAATTCTAAAAGACCACTTATGATCGCTATTAAATCTAGAGGGCCACATATTATGTTCGTATAATTCCTCTTCTGGAATAGTTACTACAATATAACCTCCAGGCTTACACACCCGTATCCAGTTCTTCAAAGCTATTTTAGGGTCTACCATATGCTCTAAACAATGTGAACTATGTACAAAACCATAAGTATTATCTTTAACAGATGCTAGATATTGGGCATCTCCGTCTTTCATATCCCAATTATAGGCTAAAAACCCACTTTTAGATATACAGTCGGGCCCTGCCCCTATATCTATACCTCCCCCAACAAAATACTTTTTGTTAAGGTCTCCACGACGTCTAAGAGCTTTAGATGCTTCGTACATTTATTCCATCCTTGAGATATGGTTATCTTTGATAATGTTAATCTTCTCTAGTAAAGGATGACTAAAGCCATGGGATACTAGTATAGTATTAAGGTGCTGTTCTTTTAGTAGCACTTCAATAAGTTTCTCTTTACCATCTATATCTAATGATTCCACAGTTTCATCTAAGATTAATAGGTTAATTTGAGCGTTACTTAGAGTCTGCATAAGTTTGCGAATTGCCAGTAGTGTTGCAATATTAACTCTAGCGCGTTCACCATTACTAAGAGCCTGAATATCTATATCAGTACCATTATCTGTGATAATTACGTTTAACTTATCCGATGAGTTAACTTTAAAAGCTAATTGAAATCTACCATCGCTCATATCTAGTAGATAATCATTAGTAATTTGTTCCAAGTCTTTTACTAGACACTCAATCTTATAAGCTACTAGACCTGTAGTACTAAAGGTTTTCTGTAAAATGGCTAAAGTATTACTTCTACTAGTTAGCGGTGAAAGCAATGCAGTTTCTTCTATCAATTCCGCTGAAACGCTTGCCATCTGTGCTGCCATAACTTCAATTTTAGTATTATGCGCTAAAGCAGCAGTATTATATATAGTAGCTTTCTTAATATCTGCATTAATTTTGTCAATTTGAGATATGCCGGTCTCTAATAAGGTTTCTAGATACTTTTTATCAAGTAACTCATGGGTCATAGTAGGGTCAATTAGGGAAGTATATTTTTCCCACTCTACTTGAGTTGCCTGAGCTTTAATAAATCTTCGTTCTATATCCTGGGCCTGGCTAATATCGTTAGTAATTACTAGTAATTCTGGTTGTACACGACTAATTAATGCCCTAGCTTCTGCTACCATACCCTTTTTATGTGTAGTATCTATAGGACTCTTACACATACTACAGATATCACTAATAATACCTGTGCCACTGATTACAGCTTGGGCAGTTTTAATTTGCTTAGATAAATCCGCCTCTTCTATCTTTAATTTAGTAATATCAGTAGTAGGAGCAAAAGCAATATCTAATACAATATTACCTAGAATTTCTTTATACTTATTATTTTTACTAATGCGTTTATTAGTATCTTCAATAGTACTAAGTTGTTCCTTTAATATAGCTAATACGGCTAGCTCTTCAGTAGGTGGAGCAGGTACTACTACTAGTTCCTGCGATATAAGCTCCTCTTTAATATATTTGTCTAACCAGCTAGATAGTGTTTTTACTTTAACCCCTACTTTTTCAGACTCTAGGGACACTTCTTTAGCTACAGCCTTGAACATATCAGAGGCTCTAGTATAGATACTAAGATTAAGAAGATCAATAAGGAACTTTTTACGGTTAGCATCAGTAGTAGATAGAAACTCTAAACTGTATGCACTAGATTGATATACAATCTGTGTGAAAGTCTTATGGTCAAACCCTAGAATTTCTTCGATTAGTTTGTAGGTACCAGTAGATGTATGTGCACTAATATCTATACCATTGTGAATCAGAACTACAGTCTGAGTAGCACCACGATGAGTTTGTATAGTATACACATCCGCATCTTTAGTAAAAGTTAATCCAATACTATACTTCTTACTAGAAGAATATCTATTAAGAATATCTGCCTTCTTAATACCCTTAGAGTTCTTATTAAAGAGAACTTCTTCTAAAATTAGGGCGATACTACTTTTTCCGTGACCGTTCTTACCTACTAGCTGTACTAAATCATTCTTACCGAAATCAATCAAATTATCTGGACCATATGAGAAAACATATGACCAAGTCATTAAACCTAATCTAATCATTTAGCTAACTGCTTAACTAAATCATCATAGCCGCCTACAAGAATATCTTGTAGAAAAATCTGGGGAACACTACGTGCTCCTGGTACTGCAGCTAATAGATCTTTCTTAGTGTACCCATTACCTATAGTTTTTTTAATTACTACGTATTGTTTAGATAATAGTAATTTAATTGCCATATCACAGTACTTACAGTTGGGTTGTCCCCATACGGTTGCATTCATTCTTTTAGTTTCCCTATATGATTAGATAGCTCTTTTAAAGTATCTGAAATAGCTTCTTCATTAAGTTGTAGTACGTAGGTTAAATACTCCTCTACTTCTTGTTCTAAACTCATCTCAGCATCTAGAATTAGAGTAGTATCTGTATCTCGTTTAACAATCTTCTTATCTAACAGTTCATGGCCTACCATACCACTAAGTTCTGCCATGTCTCCCTCAACCTCATAGATTGTATGGTGGTAGTCTGTAGCAGGCATAGGATCGCCCGCTTTAATTGTTTTACGAATTAACTGAGGAAGATCAAGTTTAATCCACTCATGTTCTAGTGTTGTACTATCAAAAAGTATGATGCCAGTATCGACAGTGTTACGATGAAAGCTGGTGGTAACAGGGCTACCAGGGTACAAAATATTTCGTTGCAAATTCTCATAACTATGTAAATCTCCTGCCAGTACTATATCCCATCGCGCTAATAAGTCTAAATCAATCTCAGGTTTAACGTGTGGCGCAATTTCTCCACGTACGTGAGTAAACAGTACCTTACTACTAAAAGGGTGTCCATCTACTACGAACTGTTTTAATTTATTGTACGGAATAAAATCCATACCATGAATCGTTTTAAAGTCATCAATAACTGTAACAAGATTATTCAAATTACTAGTTACTTCTTTAAGGTTAGTGAGGAACGTCGTAGTCTTAAGTTTGGCCTCATGATTCCCACTGTAGACTATCGTAGGAATACGAATAGACATAATAAAGTCGAAGTATAGTTCTAGCTCTTCCATACTAGGAAGCTTATCAAATATATCTCCGCCTAATACTAGTAATTCTGCTTTATGTTCTAAATTGTGTATTTGTTTAAATAACTGCTGATAGCGGTGCTTGGCCCAATCTACTGGCACACTTTTCTGACCTAACTTAATATGCCAATCAGCTGTAAAGAGTACTTTCATTTATCTCCTTAAGACGAATAAGCCCCCAAAAGATATGCTCCTTTGGGGGCTTAGTTATTATGTTAGGTCAGCTGCAGCTTCTTGCTCTGCTGCACTACCTGCTGGAGCATCTTCCTCCTCCGAAGCACCCGCCTTAATCTTATCTAGTAGAGCCTTAACCTCATCAGCAGTAGGACGAACATACTTTGAATCAATATCTACCGCTGCTGCTACCGCTTCGCGCTCTTCAGCGGTAAGCGGACGTACCTTACACTTTAGAACCTGTAGAGTATACTCTACGTTGAAAGGTAGAGGGCCAGTCTTAGCACGCTTGAACTTAATATCCCAACCTGCATTAATATCTGTAGGGTCACCTAGGTCTTCAGCAGCAGCTACGATTTGCTCAAATAGCTTCTTCTTTAGATTTAGAACCTTAACCTTACCGTCCGTAGGATCAATACAGTTAATGCTGTATGACCATGAGCAGTTTGTAATACGCTTACCCTTAGAGTCAATCTCTGGGTAATAGGCGGGAACGTGATCCACTTCCTTGTTATCAAACTTTTCCTTAGTACGGCTGAAAGCTAGACACTCAACAGGAATATCCTTGTTATTAGTACCCTTTAACCAGTAAACATAACGGGGAAGAACTCCACCGAAAATACGTACTGAATTATCACCATCTTTGTAGGTGAATGAGTCTACTGAGTTCTTGATTGCCTTGCCTGCTGTGTTACTGAATGCTAATGCCATTTTATTTCCTTTTTAGCTTCCTCAAATAGGAAGAAGATTTCTGTTTGTGTTATATTTAATAACGGATTAGTTTTAATACTTTCCATATTTATGTCTGGAAAGTAGTTTAATTGAAGTGATTTAGAACCGTAGTGTTTGTATAGGCTATAGTCTCTCCGTCCAGCTAGTGATACATATTGAACTACATATGCGCTGTCTACATTTGTAGTGAATAATGGTTCCGGATTTAATAAGTAGCTACTTCCTATTAAAGTAAGCTTTGCTGGCTTGAACTTATTGTACCGTCTTGGTAGCCTTTTATAATAGAAGGCTTCTAGTAATTGAACAAATCGTTTAGAGTCACATACTGCCTCTTTCTCTAAATTGTCAATGTTGAAGAAGAACATTAATTTGCCCCATGTGTCTATTATAGCATAATTGATACCCCGAAGCAAGTGTAAATTTTCAGAGGGTATTTACGTTCCAGCCCTTGTTTAAGTAAAAACCCAATCTAAGATTGTTCTGCTTCCGGTCGGCAAACCCGGCAAAATTAATGTCAATTACAAGAGGGTCCTCTTTAAGAGGATGTTTGCGCATAATTCGCCCACATAGTTGCTCTAGTAGCACTTCGTTAGCAATAGGGCTTGCTAAGATTATACAACTAAGCCTATTGATTGAGATTCCCTCTGCGAAGATTTGACGGGAGCCTGAAAGAGCCTGCTTTTCGCCAGATTCGATCTGTTCGGCTGCGAGCTTTCTTTCTTCGAAGGTTGTTTCACCAGTAACCAGCACACACTTTTCACCTATCATTTCCTTTACGTTAGCTAAAAATTCAGTACGATCTGCGACAATTAGCACTGAATGACCTAAAGCCATCTGTGTTTGTGCAATAACGGAAACGTATTCTTGGTAATCTTTATCATAAAGAAGATTATTAATTTTCTTAACCCAAATCTCTCCAGGGGTTAGTGTAATACCTGATTTGAGGATTTTAACTACTGGATTTAATGTATGACTTTGTGGAGGCTTATGTACTTCAG